GACTCTCTTACAGTATAGGAAACTCCCAACCGATGACGAAGATAAGGATGTCGATGTATGTCTCGCACGAGGCAGTAATGCACGTGAACTCCTGCCTCATCAAAAGGTCGTCCGCGACTACTTGCTGATGGAAACCCCGTATCGTGGTCTGCTGTTATACCATGGTCTGGGTTCAGGAAAGACCTGCTCGTCCATTGCAGTGGCTGAATCCTTATTGACGACGAAAAAGGTGTTTGTGATGTTACCTGCGTCTTTGGAATCGAACTACCGCGGCGAGCTACGAAAGTGTGGCGACCCTCTCTACATGTACGACCAACACTGGCGACAACAATCCTTGACTGCAGAGACACGTGAGACCGCAAAGAAGCTTGGACTCTCCGATGGATTCTTGGACCGAAACCGAACCTTCTTTACCACCGTGCCCAATCAAGAGAAGAACTTTGATAAGCTTCCCAAGACCGCACAAGATACCATTGCGAAACAGATTGAAGACATCATTGACCAGCGATTCACCTTTATTCGTTACAACGGCTTGTCGACTGCGAACATTGGCAAGTATGTCCCGGCCGATGGAAGCAATCCGTATGAGAACAGTGTAGTCATCATTGATGAAGTCCACAACTTCATTTCACGCATCTCCAATGCGTCTGACATTGCCCGCAAACTCTACGATTTGATTTACAATGCCCGTGACTGCAAGGTCGTTGCGTTATCCGGAACACCTGTGATTAACCGTGCGAATGAGGTTGCGTATCTTATGAACTTGTTGCGTGGACCCATTGAACGCATTGTGATTCCAGTGCGCGCGATTCCAACCTGGGACGAAGAACGTATGACTTCGTTGTTGCGCGCGATTCCCGATGTGGATACCATTGAGTTTGTCACGTTGAAGAAGTATATTTTGTTAACACGCAATCCTCCCCATTTCCGCAGTGTCTACAATGAAAAAGGTGACCGAATCGCAGTTCAGTATGTGAAGGACCTTCCCTTTACACCCTCTGCGCCGGATTGGGTAAATACCTGGGCAGCCAAGTTTCAGACCGATGTTGGTGGAGCGGAACTTGCTTTGGACCGAATCTCGACCGAAACTTTTGATGCATTGCCTACGGTCTACGAAGAGTTTGCAACCTTGTTCTTGGACGGACTTCAAATGAAAAACACACAGCTGTTCCAACGACGCATTCAAGGATTGGTCTCGTATTTCAGAGGTGCCGATGAACGCATGTTGCCTCGACGCGTGGACGACGATAAGCTCTTGGAAAAGGTTCCCATGTCCGATGCGATGTTCAACAACTATTTGGCTGTGCGATTTGACGAAATCAAGCAAGATGCACGACGAAAGCTGAACCCTGCGAAAGCCGAAGACAATGAAATGAAGACCTTTCGTGTCAACTCTCGTCTTGCCTGCGACTACTCCATTCCACCCGAGATTCGTAGACCTGAACCCGATGAAGCGTTGACCGAAGACGCAGAGCCTGAACCCTTGAAGAAACTCAAGGCAGACATTCTAGAGAAAATCAAGGCAGACCCTGCACGATATCTCACAGAGACTGCACTTCAGACCTACAGTCCCAAGATGTTGCGAATCTATCAAAACATCCGTGAATCCCTTGGAGGCGAGGCACGACGAACCCAGTTGTTGTATTCCAACTATCGTAACTTGGAAGGCTTGGGAGTCTTTTCAGCGGTGTTGAGTGCGAACGGATGGCAAGAATACAAAATCACCAAAGAAGCCGGTCAGTGGATTGAAGACCCCTCCATGGATGCTGAAAAGCCTGCGTATGCGTTCTTCACAGGGAATGAAGACATGGAGCAGCGTGAGATGTTTCGTCAGATTTTCAATGCGAAATACGCAGACGACTTTCCACCCAGTCTCAAACAGTCTGTGGAATCTGCACCCAAGAAGAAGTTGGTCTTGTTTATGATTACTGCGGCAGGTGCTGAAGGTATTACCTTGGCGAATGTACGACATGTTCACTTGATGGAACCCCATTGGAATCCCGCACGACATGACCAAGTCATTGGACGTGCCATTCGATTATGTTCTCACGCATCGTTACCGTTGGAAGAACGAACGGTTCGTGTATCATTCTACATTAGTGTGTTTACAGAGTCTCAATCCAAGTCTACCGAAGGTGCGAACAATGTAGTGCTTGTGCGTCGTAACGATATGGCCACCAAACGATACGAAGGTGAACCCTCGGAAGTATTCATGTCCACTGATGAGTATCTGTATGAAACGACCTATGAGAAGGATGTCACCAATAAACGAATCAGTTTGCTGCTTAAACAAGCGGCTGTCGACTGCGAAGTTCATCGTAAACTCCATAGTCGCGAAACACCTGTGATTTCATGTATGCGATTTGATAGCACGGTTGCCGGTGAAGATTTAGCGTTCAAGCCTGATTTGAAGACGGAAGAGTTGGACGATTCGTATTTGCGAAACATGCAACGCCGTAAGAGACGACTCCAAAAGGTTCAGATTAAGCAGATGGTGTTCTTGATTGATCCGGATACCAAGGAGGTCTTTGATGGTCCTGCGTTTGAAGATGGTCAGCGACTGCTTAGGTTGGGACAGATGACGTCACCGGTACAGATACGCTGGCTGCCGGACCTTCAGCTTGCGTAAGAACGTCTTCTAACCAGCTGTCGCACACAGTCGCCCAACTCTTGAACTGATAGGATGAGACACTCTTTCTCTTTTCAGGGAGTTGTTTGAGAATCGATTCCATTCCGTCTGCGATACTTTCCATTGAGAACGTAGGACACCAGAATCCATGAGGCATTCCTCCTGCAAAGTAACTACGTCCATTCGATGGAATAAACTCGGCTATCTCGGAGTTCAAAAACGCTCGGTAACTACCTACATCTGTAACTAACTGAGGTGCTCCTGTATACATGTGTTCTAACTGACACAATCCATATCCTTCACCGTCTGAAGTGTTGATCCCAATATCCGCTGTATTGTAAAGTTGATTCACAGCTTCATCGCTCAAAAGATTGGGAGGGGATGTATCAATCAATAGAAGTCTACGTCCATACATTTGAAAGTCAAGCTTCAATAACTTCAGTTCTTCAAGGAAGATTCGTTGAAGATCATAGAATGCACCTGTCTGTGGATTCATATTGGTAGCCATCATGAGAAAGTAAGGTTTTTCTGGATTTCTTTGTAGAAGTCGCACAAATCCACCAATCGTTAGATCCAACCTCTTACGGTTACTGTTACGATTCGCGTTCAAAAAGAGGACTGCATCTTTTGAAACTCCAATGTTTGTTCGAATCGAGTGTCGTGTGTCTTCAGAGAGACATGAAAACACAGTTGGATCGACTGCATGTTCTAAGACATTGACTTCAGGAAAGGATCCATACTCCAAAAACTGTTTCTTCCAACTATCTGTGAAGCAATACACACGATCTGCATGTTTACGAATACTATCCATCAAAGAAGGAGCTACTCCATGATAGACCTGGTCTATGTAAAGCCATAGTTTGTATGAGGATTTTCCTCGTTCATGTTTCATCGAATCAATAAATCGACTGACGGTATACGGGTCATTGTAAATCATGACTATGTTGGGTTGAACCATTTCCAGATATTCATGGATCTTGTTGAATCCAAATCCTTCTTCCTTGGGTTCCTCGTTTGCTGACGCATCATACGAGACAATACCCTCTGGATATTTTCGTAACGAAGCGTGAGACGGGTGGCGTTGAAATCCAAAGTGAAAGGTTTTTACTTTTGGACTGAGTGTCGCCAACTGTTTGACTAAGTTAGAGCTAACTTTAGAGTATCCAGTAGTTTGGTCAATATGCGTACTTACTAGAACCAATCTCATTGTGTATGTAGAGAATCTCTCGCGTAAATCACAAATGCAGGTGAACTCTGCTCAAGATTGGTTAACACGGCATAAGAACCGAATCATCGCGAGAACGATCGACGTAGATCCCTCACCTCAGTCGCGTAAAACAAATACGATCTATACATCGTTGATTGCAAACGGAGCCACCCAGCGCCAGAGATTTGTCGCGCCCTTTCAAGGTGCACAAGGTGGAGCAAGTGGAGGTGTGTCGTATTCAAGCGAGTGTTGCCTCAGCAACAACGCGGTAGGAGCCTTTGGTGCATTCCAGGTCACAACGGATCGAGGTGTTGTTCCTTACAATGGTCGTTCAGTTCAACCCATGAGTGTGCGCATTGTGTCTTAAAGAAAGCATAGGGGAGTATACAAATGCCCGGTGGTTTAATGCAGTTAGTGGGGGTCGGGGCCCAGAATGAGTTAGTCAACGGAAATCCTTCCATGACTCATTTTCGCTCCGTCTACCGCCGTCATACGAACTTTGCAATGGAACAGATTCGGATGCCTTTCACTGCATCCAACTTGGAGTTTTCAACGACAGGCACACGAACGATTTCGTGCCGCATTGATCGTTACGCTCAGCTACTCCATGACTCGTATCTTATATTGACGCTTCCAGACATTTGGTCGCCTCTCAAATATTTGAATACAGCTGTAGCCCCAACAGGCTATGATGCACGTACGAACTCGATTGGATATGAGTTTCAATGGATTCCTAATATTGGATACAACTTGATTGACCATGTCAACTTGACGATGAATGGACAGGTCATTCAATCTCTTCGTGGAGAATGGTTGAAGATGTATTCGTATATGACACACGATGCTAACAAGCGTAAGACTGTGGATCAGATGGTAGGGAATGTGCCTCAAATCTATGACCCAGCACATGCCTATGACCGCAACGGCCAGTATCCTCATGCGATTGCACCGACCGCACTTCCTACCACTGCGCCACAAACCAGGGTGCCTGAACCTTCGATTCGTAGTCGGCAACTCGTGATTCCTCTTCACTTTTGGTTCTGCGAGAATCCAGGTTTGGCACTCCCATTAGTCTCGCTTCAGAACTCAGAAGTGTATATTGAAGTCACTCTGCGTCAGTTGTCGGATTTGTATACAGTGGTCGACACAGACTCAACTTCAACTACTTACGGAAAACGCGTTCGTCCGGTCAACTATCCACTCAGTCTCTTTTTGAGTCCACCCTTGTCGACGGGTCTTCCAAGTAATTCAACGATCACGACTTGGTTTCCAGATCCATACATTGAAGGTAACTTCATCTATCTGACGGAGATGGAAATGAATCAGCTAGCACGAGCCGACCAGACCTTTTTGGTCAAGACCGTTAAGTATGTCAACAAAGAAGGACAGTTTGGCGGCAATACGGATTTGGAGATCCCAATGTTCAACTTGGTGACTCGTATTGTGTTTTCGTCTCAACGCTCCGACCGTATCTTGCTGAACGATTGGGACAACTATACGAACTGGACGACTGTCAACCGTGCACCCTGGTCTGCGATTAGCACCGACGTTGATACTGCATTGTATTCGTCCGGACAACAACAAGTGACTTCAGTCTATCCCCGTGATTCAATGACCGATGGAGTCATTCTGTTTGACGGAAAGGAGCGTATTCAACCCAAACCGTTACCCTTCTTTTCATTGTTGCAAATGTATCGTCATACCACGGGCGAAACGACAGGACTGCCAGGTGTCTATATGTATTCGTTTGCGTTGGAGAATACCTCCTATCAACCTTCAGGCGCTGCGAACGGAAGTATGTTCAACAAAATCATTCTGCGATTGACGCTTCAACAACCTCTTCCTTTATCGTTCACTCCAACCACCTCTTCCACTGTATGCGTGTTAACCTCGACCTTGTTCAGTCCAAATCCAACGATTATTCCAGCAGCGAATGTGAACTTGATTGATGCTCAAACAGGAAAGTTGTTGTATCCTCCTGGAACCATTACAACTGTAGTTCAGACCAATGATAACATCATCTTTACCTTCACTTACAATGTCGGAGTCTATGTAGAATCCATCAACTTCTTCCGCATCGTATCGGGCTTGGGCAATCTTGTATTCGCTTCATAATAATGAGTGGTGTCTACTTGGAATCCG